TATTCACTAAGCTATTTTGTAGGGTTTATCCCTATGTTAAAAGCCCACGCACTTTTAATGAAAGTGCTTGGTTTAGCGTTGGTTATATCAGGAGGTTACTATGTCTCAGATCATCACGGTTATCAAAGACGGGTTGCAGAAGATAAAGCAGAAATTGAGCGACTTAATGGCGAAGCTCGCGCCAAAGAAGTCGAGCTCGGACAAAAGCTCGCAAGAGCCACCAGCCAACTGAAGCAGGCTAAAAATGACATTAAGACCAAGCAGGCTAGTATTAACGCTCGCATTGATGCTGGCGAGTTGCGCCTCCCCTCCACCTGTGGTGTACAAGCCAGTTCAGATGCCACCAATGGAAATCAAGCCGATGGAGCCCAATCTGACAGACAGGCTGTTAAAGATATTGTCGCCATCGCCTCAGACGGAGACAAAGCCATCGTCAAACTCAACGCCTGCATCAGTCAGTACAACGAAGTGATGCAGACAGTTAACGAGGGTGTGAAATGATCACAGTAGAGAAACTTCATGCCCTACAGATTGGGCCAGAATGGGTGGAACCACTAAATGCAACTATCCAAAAGTTCAGCATTTTTACCGTCAAAGAGCAGGCCGCCTTTATCGGACAGCTTTCACACGAGTGCAACCACTTCCGCACACTGGAAGAAAATCTTAACTACCGAGCCGAAACCCTTCAAGCTCTCTTCCATACTCACTTTAAACCAGAAGAGTATGCCCTTTTTGCCCACAATCCCCAGAAGATTGCCAACAGGATTTACGCCAATCGAGGAGGGAACAGGAATGAAGCAAGTGGGGACGGGTTTTTGTACAGGGGAAGAGGAACGATTCAGCTTACCTTTCACGATAACTACTGGCACTGTGGACAAGCACTTGGTCAGGATTTTGTAAAAAATCCAGATTTAGTGAAAACACCTATGTACGCCGCCATGAGTGGTGGATGGTTTTGGGCTACGCATGGATGCAACAATTTGGTAGATAACGATGAAGCTTTGTGTAAAAGGATCAATGGTGGATTGTTTGGACTTAACGAAAGAATCAGCTTGACCCAAAAGGCTTTGTCAATATTGAGCGCCTAAAAGTGCACTTGTAAAGGATTGACGACGGTGGGAAAATAGCTAAAACAATGGGAGAAATATGGCTACTTATACGCCCTCTTGGGTAATGACCTATGACTCGCTGAATGCAATCGTTCTTCAATATTTGGAGCGGTCTGATCAAGCGACGATTAACGCCATCCCTACTTTTATCACCCTTGCTGAATTTGAGATTGCGCAAGAGATCAAAACCTTGGGTCAATTGCAGATTGTTGAGTCATCGACCATTGCAGGCAATCCAGTGCTTCAAAAGCCTGCCAGATGGCGTAAAACCGTTTCTATGAATTACACCAATAGCAGTGGTGTACGAACCCCAATTTTGCTTCGTAAGTACGAGTATTTGACCAATTATTGGCCAAATAACACGCTTACTGCGGCGCCTGTTTACTATGCTGATACCAATTGGGATCACTGGTATTTGGCTCCAACACCAGATCAAACATACACCTTAGAGGTGTTGTACTACGAACGCATTCAACCTTTGAGTTCTGACAATCAAACAAATTGGTTGACTCAGAATGCTCCAACGGCCATGTTGTTTGGCACTCTTTTGCAAGCCATGCCTTTCTTAAAGAACGATCAACGGCAAATTTTCCAACAAAAGTACACCGAGGCTATTCAGTCACTCAAGACTGAAGACACTTCACGTCTTGGTGATCGTCAATCTGTTGCAATAGATAGCTAATCATGACCTCATACGTTTCACCATACACAGGACAAACGATTAACCCATCACAAGTGGGTTATGAAAATCTAACGCTCACAACCACATACACAGCGCTTCAATGGCCTGTCAATGGAAATACGACTTCTGTTGTTGCTAACATCATTGAAGCTACAGCTAACGTAAGCCCTGCGTATGTTGTTTTACCTCCTGCGACGCAAGTATCAGTCGGTCAAGCATTTATCATCAGAAACATTGGTGCAACAAATGCATTTACGGTTGTATCGCAAAACGCCAATCTAACGTACAACACAATTCAAACAGTACCTACCGCGCCCACAACTGCAACGGTCAACACCTACTATATCTACCTTACTGACAATTCAACTGTTCAAGGTACATGGTCTACTGTTGCTTTGGGTGTTGGTACTTCAGCCGCCAGTGCCGCCGCGTTGGCAGGACTTGGTTTGTTGCCGCTGAATACTACTTTGAACACCAATACGCAAGTTGCGTTGGTTTCTTCTGCTTACACTTTTAATTCAAGCGATGGATCGCAATTGTTTGTATGGACAGGTGGCGCAGGCACAATGACCTTACCTACTGTAGCTAGTGTTCCATCTGGTTGGTATGTAATCATTAAAAATGATGGGTCAGGTATATTGAATGTGACAGCCCAAGGTTCAAGCACAATTGATACAACAAGCTCAACTGTTCAAATTCAGATAGCTAACTCAAGTGTTTTTGTATCCAACGGAACCAATTGGTACACTTATGCTTTGGCTCAAACAAACGTATTCAACTATACGCAATTGTATTTGAGTCTAACTGGCGCCGCCGCAACAGTTACTTTGACTGCCGCTCAAGGCAAAAACGTAATTCAACAATATGCAGGTATTCTTTCTCAGAACACCACGGTTATTTTGCCCCAAACAGTACAACTATATTCAATCAGAAATACAACTACTGGCTCATATACATTGACGTTCTCTACTGGAGTTTCAGGCGGAACAACTTTTACTTTGGGACAAAGCCAAGCTGTTCTTTTGGTGTGCGATGGTACTAATGTATTTACAACCACATCAGCAACTACAAGCTTTACCAGTAATTTAACTTTGGGTAATGGTTCTGCGGCGGCACCTTCATTGAATTTTAGTGGTGATACAACAACTGGTTTATATCTTGCCGCATCTGGCCAATTGGGATTTGCGATTGGTGGATCAAGCGCAGGATCATTGACTTCTAGTGGATTGTTGTTGCCTGTTGGTATTCAAGGCGGGACATTCTAATGACTGTAAAAGTTGCCGTTCTCCAAGCAGGTGCAGGTATCCAAAGGGATGGAACTGTATTTTCTGCTCCTTCTTATGTAGACGGTCAATGGTGCCGATTTCAATATGGACGCCCTAGAAAAATGGGCGGTTATGAAGGCGCTTTTTTAAATGCTCCTAGCATCAGCCGTGGCATGATCATGCAGTCCCAAAGTGGACAAACATGGGTGGTTTCTGGGTTTAACAATAGCGTCCAACAATGGACTATTGGTAACAGTGACGCAATTGGATCTGGCCCACAGCAAGTATTTGTAATTGGAAGCATTACAACTGTAGGAAACACAACTGCAGGCGCGGGTTACACAAACGGTACATATACAAATCTAACGCCAATTACAGGTAGCGGAAATGGAACTGGTGCAACAATCTCTGTCACCATATCTGGTGGAGCAGTCAGCTCTTTATCTGTCACTGCAAGCGGTTCTGGATATGGCTACGGGGATACATTTACTTTTGCAACATCAAGTCTAGGTGGCGGGTCACCAACAACTTTATTTGTTGGAACGATCACATCGGTCACATATGATGGGTTAAATTTAGCGCCATCAAGCAATTACTATGTAGCAGATACAAATGCGTTATGGCAGTTTGATACGGGTTTTGATCCGTTTGGGACGGGCAATAATAATTTGATTGCGCACCCTGGCGACAACCTTCAGTACATCGACAGTTTGACCAATGTCAGGCCATTGATTGGTACGTTTACAGGTACAACTTTGACGCCTGTAGGCGTTTTTACGGCTTCAGGAACGACAACAAACGGAAGCCCTACCGTTACTTTTGCAACTACAAACATTGCAATGGGTGCGGGTGTATCGGTTTATGGGACGGGTATTCCTGCTAACACCAAGATTGTTTCAGCCACCACAACAGGTGGGGTTTGGACGGTTACATTAAACAACAACGCCACTGCTTCTGGCACAGTGACATTGACTTTTGACAACAACATTGCTGTAAGTGGCGGTGTTGTGATGCTTTATCCATACCTTTTTGTGTACGGAAATTATGGGTTGATCCAGAACTGTTCAGCAGGCGACTTTAACAATTGGACGTCAGCAGATGCCAACGCCAATAACGTATCCTCTACAAAGGTCGTTAAAGGCATGGCTCTTCGAGGAGGAACAACATCTCCTAGTGGACTGTTTTGGACAACTGATTCTGTTGTGAGGGTGACTTATTCGCCCCAAACTGTAGGCACGTCAACCATTTATTGGCGCTATGACTTGATCACTCAGCAGTCTTCAATCATGTCAAGCCAGTGCGTGATTGAGTATGACGGCATCATCTATTGGGTAGGTGTTGATAGATTCTTAATGTATAACGGTGTTGTATCTGAAGTTCCCAATACACAAAATACCAACTATTTCTTTGACAACATCAATATTAATCAAAGACAAAAAGTATGGGCTACAAAGATTCCTCGGTGGGGGGAAATTTGGTTTTTCTATCCACGCGGTAACTCAACCGAATGTAATGACGCCATCATCTACAACGTCCGTGAGAAATGTTGGTATGACGCAGGTTTGGCAGATGGTGCCGCACGTTCTGCAGGCGTCTTTTCTGAAGTGTATAGAAAGCCCATTTGGGCGGGTAATGTGGCCAATTCAGTAGGAACTTATACGCTTTGGAACCACGAAGTTGGAACCGATCAAGTCTATTTGAACAACGTCAACGCCATCAATTCTTACTTTGAAACCAATGTATTGGGAACTGGTGCAGGATTGGTGGGTGCTCCTTCTGGTGGAGATAACCTCTGGACTCGTTTAGAGCGCGTTGAGCCTGACTTTGTACAGTCTGGACAGATGAGTTTGACGGTCACTGGTAAGGGCTATGCAGACGATACAGACCAAACTTCAAGCCCTTATACATTTGACCCAACAACCCTTAAAATTGATATGAAGGAACAGCGCCGTGAGATGCGTTTGAGGTTCACGAGTAACACTCAAAACGGCAATTATTTCATGGGCCGAGTTGTATTGAGTGTCGAGACAGGCGACGTTCGCGGAACGGGCAACCCATGATAAGTTATGACCCTCGCGGAATGACATGGGATCAGTACAATAAGCTGATGGAAGAGCAGTTTGCGTCCAATCAGCTAGGGCATGTGCCTGAAGAAAATTGGAGAACATGGGTGGACGGCATGAATGGTATTGGTTATTTTGTCCAATCAGGAATACCAGATCACCGTCCATTTAATCATTGGCAAGATTGGGCAATGGCTATGGCGGGCATCATGTCGATTTCGCCTAACTTGGGGAGCACATATTGAAACCGTCCGACGTCATTACAGCCGATTCTCAGAATCGGAACTTAGACCCTAAAAAGGTCATGGGAGCCGCCCAAGTAGCAATCAAAAAGGGCGGCAAATTATTTCATCACGGTAAAACGTCACTGCTTTTGGAAAAGCTAAGTGATGGGGATTTTTCAACCCATTTGTTTACCCAAGATTCTCCAGTTCTATTGGCTAGAGCTTTAGCTATGTTTTTTAGAAAAATGGAGAAAAGTGACATTCGCATCATTTATGGTGATGCCACTGGGCCCATGCTTAACTTGCTCAGACGAGTAGCAAGACAAGTTGGTGCTCCTATCAAGGATTCAGACCGTCACGGTTATACATGGATGATTAAATTATGAACAATTATTCAGGCTTTGGCGGCTTACAAACACAAAACACTGGTGCTCAACTTCATTCACCAAATATTGAGCCAAACGACATTCTGCCTTGCGGACAAGCAACGCCACACTATGGTGGTGGTGGTGGTTTACTGAGTGCGGCTCTCGATATTGCTACTGGCGGTGCCAGTAGTTTTTTATGCGTACTTGAAGATGCATCTTGTGCAATCTGTGCAATTTGTGCAATTGATAGTGCCGCATGTGTCATTTGTTCTGCATCATGCGTTGCATGCTCTCTTTCTTGTGCAACTTGTGCAACCTGTGCAACTTGTGCAAGTTGTGCAAGTTGCACATCATGCGCTAAGTGCTGTACAAGCGGATGCTGTTCATCTCAATGTTGTAGCACATGTTGTAAGAGCGGATTGTGCTGTGTAAGTTGTTGCGCATCTTGTGCATGCTGTTCTACCTGTTGCACTAGTTGCTGTTCTTGCACATCTTGCTCTTGTTGCACAAGTTGCTGTGCATGCTCATGTTGTGCTTGTTCATGCTGTGCATGTACTTGTTGTACAAATTGCTGTGGATGTTGCGCATGCTGTACAAATTGTTGCGCATGTTGCACTTCTTGCTGTACATGCTGTACCTGCTGTACCTGCTGTACTTGCTGTGCTTGCTGTACTGATTGTTGCACTTGCTGTACATGTTGTTGCTGTACATGCGACTGCTGTGCTTGCTGTTGCGCTTNTGATTGTTGTGCTTGTTGTTGCGTTTGCGACTGCTGTGACACATGTTGCTGTGCTTGCTGTTGCTGTTGTTCTTCCAAAAGCAAGGGCCACAAAGGCGGGAAAAGCAATAAGGGCGGTAACAAATGCGCTAACAAAGGCTGTAAAACAGGCTCTGGCGGTGCAGGCGGCGGTGGCGGCCAAGGTGGCTTATGCGGTCAAGCTTCAGCACTAGTTGGACACGGTGGCAATTACGGAATTGACACTGAAAAAGGTTTAACTCAAATGGGTGGTGGCTTGGGTGCAAACCCCAATATGGGTATGGGTGAAGGAGAAATGCTTGCTAAAGGTGGTCTTGCTAACTTTGCCAAAGGTGGATCAAGCAAAGATTGCTGTACTGACTGTAAATGTTGGGTTAAGACATTGAATAAGGGTTTGAAATGTGCTGAACCTGATTTCAAGTGTTCTGCATGCACCATGCTGAGAAGCCAAACCAATGCAAATTTGGGCAATATTACTCTGCACTCTTTGAGACAGATGAAGTGTGGAATCACGGGTAGTGCTGAAGGTGGATTAGCGCATGCCTATAAGGCGGCGGCTCCTAAAGGGCACAATCCCGAGTTCATCACTGGCGTGACAGGCTACTACGCTTGTGGTGGCGGTACAGGCCAATCTGACGACATTCCTGCGATGCTTCATGACGGTGACTACGTTATGGATGCTGAAACCGTATCGGCTCTTGGAGACGGTTCTAGCAAAGCAGGCATGCATGTCTTAGAAGGCTTCCGTAAACAGCTACCACACAAAGAAACAGTTGGGTCTAATCCTGTGCCTGCAAAAATTGCAGACGGGGAGTATGTCTTTCCTGCCGCGTTTGTCACGGCATTAGGAGGAGGGGATAATAAGAAAGGTTCAGAAATTCTTGATGGATTGCGTGAGAAATTACGAGATCACAAGCGTTCTGCACCTTTGGATTCAATCCCACCAAAGGCAAAGACCCCAATTGACTACATCAAAAAGGGAAAGAAATAAATGGCTAACTTACTCCAATCATCCCAAACGAAGTCAACGTGCGCACCTTCGTACTACACGAACTACCTTCAACAGTTAGCAACGTGTGGTCAAGCGGCTGAGAAATGCGCTCAGTTTGTAGGTGCCACGCCTTTACAGCAACAAGCTTTTTGCAGTATTGCTCAAACTGCAGGAGCACAACAGCCCACGTTCCAAACTGGAATGGGCTATATTGGTTGTGCGGCTCAGTCAGGTAGTCAGATTGGAGCCAAGGTTAGTCCTTATTTGGGCGCGGCAACCAGTGCAAGCCCTCTTTGCGCGGCTAAACCATTAATTTGCCAATCACGCGGTTTGAATTTGGGACAAGTGGCTCAATGCTACATGAACCCATTCATTAAAAACCAAGTGCAGAATATGTCTGACATTGCTCAGAGAAATATTCAGCAGAACTTGTCTCCACAAGCCACAGCGGCCATTGTAGGTTCAGGTCAATTTGGCTCACAACGCGGTGCTCAAGCTTTGGGTCAAATTGCGGCTAATGCAGAGCAATGTCTTAGTGCAAACATTGGCAAGATGTTGACCTGTGGATATGGCCAAGCACTAAGTGCGGCAGGTCAAAAAGAGAGCGCATTGGGTCAATTGGCAGGAACTACAGAGCAAGCTCAAGCGGCTCAGAATCAAGCTCAATTGCAAGCGGCTCAAACTGCGGCATGCGCACAATCAAGACAAGCGGCGGCAGAGCAAGCGGCAGGTCTTGGCATGGGTACATTGGGCGCACAAGCGGCCCAACAGAACTTGGCATGTATCAATGCTTTGGCCACGTTAGGCGCTCAATGCCAACAGATCAAACAGAATGCTCAGTGCTACGACTTCACTAAACTGGCAAAAGAAGCCAGTTTGATGCAAGGACAAGCCATTCC